AAGTGCCATTTTTTTATTTTATAAATAGTTTATCTCCTCTTTTTAAACAGTATTAATTTTATAATAATTGTAACCATATCTTGTAAGATCACCGATATTATCGACTTCACCTAATCTTTGTAATGGTTCAAAGGCTACGTATTTACCCCTTTCAATATAAACATTACTTTGTATTTCAGGATCAAATACAAAATCTAATAATCTTTCGTTTTTAGTTATTGCAGATAAAGTGATATTATCCTGCGTAAATCCTGAACTATCAACTAAGTATAATGTAGTTCCGTTTATAAAATCATAATACTTTATTCCATTAATTGTATATTCAGTATAATCTTGAGTTATATTATCAACTTGACCATATAGTTGGTTATTTTTAAAAAACTGATATCCGATTGTGTAAGGTACTGGTCCATATCTTTTTAAATCGGTTAATTTAGAAGTTGTAAATCCTGAAACAGGAAATGGTATTTGTGTATATGTGCTTGATATTTGTGATTGATAATTATTTTGAGAGTCTCCTGTGAATATAAAATCATATGTTGTTGGTATTCCTGACCAGTTACCTGATTGTGGTGTGAATGTTACAGTACCTTCTAAGTTTGAAATTGTTACTCCTGTTAATGGTAGTACTATTTGTTTTTGAATTACTGTTGTTCCCCATGTGTTAACTCCTGAAAATGATATTGTATATGTATCAGGTGTGTTTATATAGTTGTGTAGAAGTGGTTGGTTTGAAATTTGTTGTAGTGGTGTTCCATCTCCCCAATCCACATAAAAATTAGTAAATGTTAAATACGATATTGTTAAATCACCTGAAGTATTATAAACATATACATCGTATGGGTTAATAGTGTCTGCAGAATAAAGAAAATTAGTTATAACATCTTTTTGTAATAAATTACCATCAAACTCACTATACACACCAATATCATTTAGTGATTGAGTGAACATTATTGGTATTGTTAATCCTGTTAAAAATGACGTTCCGTTTGTGTTTCCACTTAAAATATACGACATACCTGAATATATACCAAAAGTATTTAAACCAGAATCACCACTAAAGGTTTCTGATATAATATCACTACTTAAAACTTCAGGTGATACCCTTATGCTATATCTTATTTCATCCATTATGGGTTAACATATTCATACCATTTTATTGGGTTAGCAGTATCACCAACTCTTAATAATGTTGGTGGTAAATTAACTTGTGGTAACTCTTTGAATATTTCATACTCATAGTTACTATAGTTTAATACTAACTTATAATAAAAATACTGTGACTTATTAAAATTAAATTTATCATTACCGTTAAAAATAGATTGTGGTTCATTCATAAATCTAATGAATTGACCTGTTTTTCCGTTAAAAAACTTTGCTGTCATGTAAAATTCATTTATATTAATATAATCAGTTTCTTTTAACCAATAAATAAAAAATCCTTCTTTATCTGCACCAATATAGTCTAACCTAAAAGATGGTTTATTTATTTGTACTTGTGTAGGACCAATAAAACCATTAGTTTTTAATCCTTGTTGTGTTGGTAATATTACGGTAAAAAACGCTCTTTGGTTTTCTGTTGTTTTGGTGTCGTAAAAATCTAATTTAAAAAAACTTTTTTTAAAACTATTAGTAAAATAATATATTTCATTATCTAAAAATCCTTGATTTTCGTATGTGTCTGACCACGCCGATGATGTTGCATTAATTATATTATTTGATGTATTAAAAAAATTAAACTGATAATTTAAATCAGTATCATTAGGTGAATTTTGATATGAAGCATTTGCAAATTTTGTTGTTTCAAAATCATCAATACCATTAATTAAATCTTTTAATACATCTTTTTCAAAATCTTTAATACCATCTTCTCTACCTGTATTATCAAAATTAATTTCAACAGGTATATTCAAATATCGATCATTTGATGTAATATTAAACCTAAAATAGTTATTATTCACAATTATCGTCAGTTAAATTGTTTATATCTAATGATAAAATAAGATTTCTTTGTACTGGATATTGTAAAAATATTAAATTATTAAAAATATAATGTGATCCGTTTATAAACGGATAATCAACACCAATACCATCATTATCTATATAACCATAACTATATAGATCTCTCCAAAACCAATTATTTTCATATTGACTATACCAAGCATACCCTGGTATATTATCAACATAATCTTTACTACCAAATTCAATATAATCACTAAATGTTCTTATCTGTATTGGGTTGTGAGGGTTATATAAGTAACCTGAAGGTAAATTAGATGTGGAGTTATTTAAAAAATACGTATCATTAAAAGAATATTTATGTGTCATTCTAGATAAAACATATTCTTTTTGTTCTATATAATTATACTCACAAAAATCACCCTTTAACACATCACCAACATTTAAGTAGTCATTATAATAAAATGTTTGTCCATTAGTGACGTAAGAATTTACAGGTATATTATCTTTATTTACAACTGAGTTTTTACTCCACCAGTTATCAATACTATTATTTAAAAAGTTAAACTCCCACCCAATTTCTAATCCCGTTAATTGTCCGTTTTGGTTAAGATATGGTTTATTAAACCAACCCATATAACCTCTCTCAATTAAAGTTAAAAATAGTTCAGTTATTGGTTTACCATTATTATCCATTAAACCTGCAATGGAAACGTCTGAGTCTATAGTATAAGAAAATGTCTGTGTACCGTCTTTTATTGAAACTCTTTGTGTTTGGTTTGGTGTTAATTGTGTATATTCCAGTTTCTTTTTGATAAAAAATGGGTTGTTTTCAAATCCCGCTTTTGATATATTACAAACTTCAGGTGTTTTTAATATCTTATGTAGTCTAACATAATAAATTGATTTTGTTTCCGCTGAGTTTGAAATGTTTGATATTCTTTTTAGTGTTCCATATGTTCCTGTTTGAACATCAACCGGATTAAATTTTAAATCATATATTGAAAATACGTTTTCTTCTGACCTATAAGTCCCGTCACCAAGAGAATAAACGGTAAATACTGTTTTTCCATTAATAGGAACTGATAATTCCACAGATTGACCGACCTGTAGATTATGTTTGGTTCCACAATAAAAATAAACCAATCTTTTCCCATTAAAAACCCCTGACTCAATTACGTATGGTATTCCGTCTCCACATAAAAAACCATTATTAGTTACATTAAATTTTTCACTAGTATAAGACATAGTTTGTGCGGTGGTGCTTGAAAAAACATATGTGATATAAAATGACCAATTATAAGTCGAAGCACTTTTATTAACAAATGGTATATGTCCATTAATACCAATATTTCTACTTATAGCTAATTCACTATATTGTGGGTATCCTTCCCATGCAAATGATGGGTTATTAATTGATAGTATTGCATTTTGAATAGGGTTAGTATAGTATAAATAATTTTTAAATGGTGTATATGATGTTTTACCTGAAACCTCATTATTTACAACGTTTGTAATTTTACCGGACAATCTGAATATATCACTACTTTGTCTTTCATTATCAAATACAGTTTGTTGATCAACCAGTATAGACCTATCACCTTCTACATATTCTCTTGAATTAGAAAATAATGGTGGTTGCACCCAAACATCTTTATTGTTATTTGATGCGTATCTTAATGACCCTAAAACTATTCTTATTTCGCTTGGATTAGACATCTTGATTTAGGAAATATTTTGTTATGTATTTATTTATCGCACTTTTTCCTTTTCTTAAACCAAAATAGAAATGATATGGTGCGCCAACAATAAACGATGATGGTTGTGATGCCGGCCAAACACTTAGTGGGTCTCCGTTTGAATCTGAATTGTAAATATAACCTTTTTGTCCTGTTGATAGGTTATTAAAATATGGTGAAATTGCTGGTGGCGGTGGTGATGAAAAATTTAAGTCTTGGTACTTAGATGAGTAATATGGTGAAGATGTTTCCCAATCATTAAGTGAAGACCCAAATATGTTTGATGTTGAGTTTGCTAACCATTTATACATAGGTACTCTTTGTGAATTAGGATACCCATAATAGTCAAAGAGTGGTGGTGTAGATGAAAATGTGGTGATACCAGGTGTAACTATTTTTCTATTTATAGTATCTGATGAAAAGAAAATACCCACTAAAGCCCCTGAAGATGTTTGAACAAATAAATCATTATCACCATAAGTGTCATCACTAAAAGGTTCAACACCATATTCAGAATTTATACTAAGTAATTGTGCGATATCACCATCTAACCTGAATTCACTTCTAGAAAATAATTGATTAATTGATGCGTCTCCTACCGCAACTAAATTAGATAGCCACGTATTATTCATTAGTCTTGAAATAAAAGCTAATTGTAAAATATCTGCAGTATCATTAAATGATGTTGATTTTATTGTATCAACAATATACCCTTGAAACGATGGATCGTTACATATTTCTTTTAAAAATTGATCTCTTGGTCCTAAATCCATAATTGTTGTTGGGAAGAATAGATTTCTATCATTCATACCTTTAAATTTAGGTGCAACTGGTTGTGGTGTTGGGTTTGTAAATGTTGCTTGTTCAGCAATTTGTCCGACAAAATTATTGCCGTCATATGGTGCCGACCTATAAAAAAATGAATTAGTTGTTGTATCGGTATAATAAATCGGGCCTTGTCCTTCTCTATATGGTGAATCTAATGTTCCACAAAATTTAAACTTTTTTTGTCCTGATATATTTGCGGTCATCTGTTTTTTAAATGTAAACATATAAAGAGTACCATTAACCCAATTGTTTTGAAATACGTGAGAAATTAACCCTCTACAAGCACCAAACATAAATCTAAATCTAGCCTTCCATTCAAAAAGATATTTATAATCACCAGGTAAAGTTACAATAAAGGGTGGCGTAACTAACTTATAACAACCACCAACAACTCTAGTTGGATCAATATTATCATTACATGGAGATAAAACCCCTATTGTTGGGTCTCCGTTACTATCGGTAGTACTTTGGTAACAACTAAGAGGTACCATACCTTCACAGTTAAACGTACTTAGTACTGAATTCGTAAAACTTGGGGTGTCTCCTGAAGTATCAAGAGCATTATTTGTTACATCTGTAGCCTGAAAAGATGTATCAAAGTTTGGTATTGCACCTCCAGATTCCACTAAGTAGTATGTAAAATTATCGTTTTGATGTAATAAAAATGAATTATCGTTTGATGATTGCGTTATATCTGATGTTGGTAACCTATCAGATCTAATAATCAATTTGGCATTATTTACAGTATTATTGTATGTTATTGTTCTTGATAGTGCTTGATCTGTAACAACATATGTTGGTGAATAAAGTCTAGCCTGTGTTGTTAATTGTACACTATTATAAACAATACATGCAATATTTGAAGCAACCCCCATTAAAGAACCTCCTTCAACATTTCCCTGAAAGTCTACGGTAGCTGCCGGTGGGTTTAGGGATCCTCTTCTCATTTGTTGGTTTGGGTCGTTTGTATCCTCTACCGCATTACCGTTAGTATAAAAACCTAAAGTATTAGCATTTACGTCTGGTTTCCATAAAGATTTACTTTTATCTAAAGAAGAATAGTATTTTATACTATTTGTTGTTACCGCGGTAAATTCAGAATTATTAACTTTAAAATCGAATGGTTTGTGATATAGTTTTGACGTATTATATGGTTCTGTATGTGCTTCAGGGGTTTTTGGGTTATAATACCAAGCACCTGATCCTGAATTTTGTTGTATTGGTACGTTCATATAAAATTCACCACTTACTGAAACATCATTACTAAATGATGAATATCCAAATAACCTTGATAAATCGTATTTTATTTGTTGTTTTTTTGTCCATACGTCGACACCTCTATTTAATATTATTACACTTAAATTTTGATAATTATTAATTAAAGTTAATGGGTTTATGTTAACATTTTGTAAATTTGATCCATCAGGTTTATAACATATGTTTTGTATTGATGAAGTTATATACCTTCTTAAAATTCCATTATACCCATTGTTAGGTGATGTAAGTTGTTGTGATAATAAATTTTGTATTGTCATTCCAGTAATCACTTGAAAATATTCAACCCCTGTTTTAAACTTATATTCGGCAGAATCAGTATCTCCTGTTAAGTAAACTATTGAGTTTGTAGGTAATCCATTACTATTAATATATGGTACGTTAACCGCAAATTCACCAATATTAGTTTGACCTGTTATCGAATTACTACCAAATTGATTTTGAATTGTTGCTCCTGTTAAATTATTATCATTAATATTATTTGGGTCATAAAAACTAATAATACTACCACTACCTAACTGGTCTGAAACTCCAGTGTCGCATAATAAAATCATTACATTATCTGTAAATGGTGTTGAAGCAACCGAAGTAGGGTTTATTACTTTTGTTTGTATAATATTTGGAGAAACGGTATCAAAATATCTTGCCCTTAAATTCATTAAATTTAATGATTGTGACAATGTTATATTTTTTTGAAGAACTACACCATCAGTTGGTGAGTATTTAATCTGTAAAGGAAACCCAAAAAATACGGAGGCAGGGTCTTGATAACCCGCAATTCCATATCTTACACCAATTTGATCCGCAATCCATCTAGCATTCGCATCACTCCCACTATAATCATTAGAGTCAATACCGGGTGGTTGGTAACCCGCCCATGTTGACGTTGAGTTTACATCGGCTAAAAAACTACCGTTTCCTCTGTTAAATACGGTGTATGGACCGACATCAGTAGTAGACCCTCCTCCTCCACCTGCAAAAATATTACCAGTTATTTCATCAACGGTTAAATCTGATGATTCACAAGGACAGGCCTCACAATCAGGAAATGACATCATAGGTAAAGTGATTGCTTTAAATTTAAAATTTTTAATCGCTTCCCATTTTTTAACTATTAGTGCTGTATATAAACCACCAGCGGTTAAGAATACTGCCGCAGCTAAACCATTTAAGGCCATACTACCAAATGCCGGTGCCCCTGCAATTGCCTGTAACGCAAAATAAACGGCAAAATAATACAATAAACCACCAATAAAAAACACTAATAACCATTTTAATATTGGAAATAAAAATGCAATTACGTGTAATACAGGAATAAAAGGTATCATTATAATTGTTAAAAACGTGACTAAAAGATTATTTAAAAAGAAAATAAAATCAAAATTTCTAACACCGTCATTAACAGGGAATCTATTATTGGTTGTTGTACACGCCCTGTCTGTTATTTCTTTAATACCTAAATGTCTACTTCTGTTATTACCCCATTTCCATCTATCGATAAAATTGGCAATCGTATAAACTTTATTAAAATTAAATTCATAAAAATAATCTTCACAATCAATTGCTGCTTGTGGATTTGCATAATCATTCCAATCTAAACTAAAAGCGTAAGATTTTAATTGTTGTGATTGGTTAACTGATGAAAATAAACCATTACTATTCCACCCATATTCTCTAATATTAGGTACTAAGTAATCGGCCCTTAAAATATCATTGTTAATACCATCTTCATTTTGGTATTGAATCCTAAAACGGTATTTACCCTTTGTTGGTATCCCTATTGAGGGGTCGTTTGACAATATTTGATTTCCAAATTCGTCAGTTATAACATAATCTAAATTCATTGGTAACTCAACTAACCAAGCTCCGTTATCATCAATTACATTACCACCTTCAGGTAAATTAAATTGTTCAAGTATTGGTTGACCATTAGAATCATAATCTATTGTTTGTCTTAATGCTAAAATTTTACCAGCACCTGTTGTAAGATCACATAAATTACCTGTATTTTTTTTAGGTTTACAATTTGATTTTAAAAAGTCTTCTTCTGTTGTTGAAATTAAAGACCCCATAAAGATTGCCTGTGGTTTAATTTCAATTCCTAAATCTCTAAGATCAAAATCAACTCTTGTAATACCAATATCACATAATTCATTTTCACCCCAAAATGAAGTAACATTAACTTCTTTTTTTTGATTTACTATTTGTGGTAATGAGTCTAAATCTGTGGAAGACTTAAATTTTTGTCCGTTAAATTGTCCAGGAGCACCAATACCCAATCTTATTAAATCGGAAGGTGATAATGAAAAACAACCTATGTTTGATAAATCTAAATCCATCATCACTGTTTGTTGTCCTAAAGGTACACCAATAATCATGAAGTCTCCACTTTCATTTGTCTTAACCGTGTATTTATAATATTTTTCATACACCTCTAAGACTTCACTCCTTTTTAAAACATCTTCTCTATCAGGAAACGTACCTGTCGGAGTGTGTCCCCCGTATTCGGCCTTATACGGTAAAAGATTATATCTATACCCATCTTCGTTTTTTTTATCTATCGTTTTGTAAGGATATAAGGTAGATATTACTTGGTCGTTTTCATCTTCAGTAGTTAATGGAACAAATACCGAAACATTAACATTTGGTATTCCATATCCACCATTAGTAATGACTCTTCCTACAACAACGCCATAATCGGCACAAAATCTTGTATAAACATCATCCTGTCTTAATTTTAATGATAATATTTCTAAAAAATCAAAGTCTTGATTTATATTAATTCTTATGTTTTTATCATCACCAGGTGTTGTTCGTATTCTATATGTTTTGGTCATTATCTTTTTAAAAATAAATAGTTAGTTTAGTCTTTTTACAAAACTAAATCTTAATGTAAGTAAAATAAAGGGTATTAAGAAAAGTCTACTGTTCTGAGTTGTTTTACTCTAACATTTATATCTTTTGAGTCGAATCTTATTTGATAAATTTGATCTGGTTCGGCAAAGATAGTGTCGTCAATTAATTGTATTTCTTTTGTTTCTTTATCATTATATCTTTGTGATGTTTCAGAAGACGAATACAACCCACCAACTTTATTATAAACTTTTAAATCTGATAGCGTAATAACTCCGGCAGTATTTTGTATTAATTTTCTTACATCAGAAACATTAACATTTTGACCTAAATCTCTATTTGACGGTAACATGTAATTTGAAACAGCGTCGATTATTTCTGTTATTATTTGACTTTGTGAGGTATTATTTTCAATTACAACTGATATTTCAAATTCTAAATCTATGACTTTTGCAACATCAATAGAAATATAATCATTTATCATCCTGTATTTAGATAAATAAGTTGCTAAATTATCTTTAAGGGTATTAGGTACATCTTGTGTTAGATTACCGTCAGCATCATATGATATTATCTGAACTGTTATTTTATTATTGTTTTCTGTAATGGCCACTTTTGCAGGTGCCCCAAATTTACCAGGCATTGTATCAATTAAAGACTTATAATCATTAACCGTTACCGCTCTTTTTTGTGCTGCAAAATTAAAAGAAACCATATTTCTAACTTCTTCGGTTGTTGGTGGATTAGCTCCTCCGACTGCTGATGTAACATTATTAACTTTTAAAGACCTAGTAACGTTTGAATTTATTATATCTGAAGGACCGTTTACTGAAAAGTTAACAGTACCTACTTGATTTATTGATCCAACACCAACATTAGATGATGTACCTCCACCAACTCTATACTGCACAAATAATGTAGTGTTTGGTGTTACTGTTAACCCTAATCCGATATTATTTTGATAATTTTGTATATTTAATGGAACTCCTAAATTTGCAAAAGTTTGAAGTTGTTGGTTTGGTGTTGTTGTTCCTCCTCCAAATTGGATTTTCATATAACCTTCTGGCGTATATTCAGTTATAAATCTATTATCTGTTTTAATGTACTTTCCAACTTTTACACCTGCCGAGTCGATTGGTTTTGTTGTGTCTTCTATAAAAACAGTATCTTCCGCTAAGGCATCTACTTCATACCATCTATTTTGTGAAGTTACAAATTCTGATGGTGGTGGTGTTGATTGATATTGTGTACCATCTTTTTGAATAATCGCACTTACTGCTAATACATTTTTTTCAGGTAAAAAGAAATTAAAAAATGGTACAACATCGCTTGTGTTTATTACTCTTTTAAAAACTCTTGTAACACCATTAACGACAACTTCTCTTTTTGTCATAATGTATCCAGTAATTTTGTTGTTAGCATCAAATATTGGTGTTTTAGTTCTATTAACAAAACCTTGACTATTATATTGAGTTGAAAAGTCTACGTCGTATAATGTTTCAAAGATATTACCGCCACCATTAAATTGTGCACCTGTTCTTAAAATACCTAAATATCTTGTGTCTTCACTATCACCAAATGCAGGAACCTCTATTGATATGTCAGCTAAAGCAACGGAAGGTCTAAAACCTGGTATTTTTAAACCATATGTTCTTGCAATATTATAGATAGAAGATCTTTGTTGTGCATATTGTAAAACAGTTTCTTGAATACTTCTATCAATATGGTAATGTAAGTTATCTCCGATTGCCGCATTTAAATCCATTAAGACTGAAAAAATAGATGCGTCATTAAAATTTTGAACAACTTAAGGATAGTATTGTTGTGCATAATTTATTAAATCTTGTCTAAGACTTTCAAAATCTCTACTTGTGTAGTTAATTTTATTTGTTGCCATATTAGAT